GAAACTAGTAAGATTAAAATAGAAATAAGGAAGAAGCAACTTGTTAAAAGAATACGGACTTGATGTCCAAAGACTATTTCTAGAAATGATGTTGGAAGACGCAACAAGTTATGTGCGTGTTCAAAACATCTATAACCCACAGAACTTTGACAAAAGTTTGAGACCTGCGGCTGAGTTCATCAAAGAACACTCAGACAAACACAAGACCATGCCTGACAGGCAGCAGATTTCAGCGACCACGGGTGTTCGACTTGCACCAGTGCCGGATTTGAATGAAGGACACTTTGACTGGTTCATGGGCGAGTTTGAAGCATTTACCCGACGTCAAGAACTTGAACGTGCTATTTTGAAATCGGCGGACTTGCTGGAAAAGGGCGAATTTGAGCCAGTGGAGAAACTGATCAAAGATGCAGTACAGATATCACTTACTAAAGACATGGGCACGGATTACTTTGCTGATCCCAAGGCTCGCATTGAGAAATACTTTAACTCGGGCGGCCAAGTAAGCACAGGTTGGCCACAACTGGATAGATTGTTGTACGGCGGATTCAGCCGTGGCGAACTAAACATTTTTGCCGGCGGTTCAGGTTCTGGCAAGAGTCTCGTGATGATGAACATTGCGCTAAACTGGTTGCAACAAGGACTTAGCGGTGTTTATATTACATTAGAATTGAGTGAAGAACTTACAAGTTTGAGAACTGATGCTATGTTAACAAACATGAGCACCAAAGACATTAGACGTGACATGGACACAACTGAACTTAAGGTCAAACTAGTAGCCAAGAAGTCCGGTAACTATCAGGTCAAGGGCTTGCCAGCACAGAGCAACATCAATGACATTCGCGCTTACTTGAAAGAGTATCAAATTCAGACAGGCAAGAAAGTAGACTTTGTGATGATTGACTACTTGGACTTGCTGATGCCAGTCAGTGCCAAAGTCAGTCCCAATGACTTGTTTGTTAAAGACAAGTATGTGAGTGAAGAATTGCGTAACTTGGCCAAAGAATTAGCAGTACTGATGGTTACTGCATCACAGTTGAATAGATCGGCTGTGGAAGAAGTTGAATTTGATCACTCGCATATTTCAGGTGGTATATCCAAGATCAATACTGCTGATAACGTGTTTGGTATCTTTACTAGCAGAGCAATGAAAGAGCGTGGCAAGTATCAAATACAATGTATGAAGTCGCGCAGTTCAACAGGTGTTGGACAAAAGATTGATCTTGAATACAACATTGAAACCATGCGTATCACAGATGAAGGTGGTGACGAAAAAGACAACTTCCGTGGAGGTGCCAAGCCCAGTATCATGGATTCAATCAAGGCCAAGAGTCAAGTTAAAACTGCCGAAGAAGGTGAATCTAGCACACCACCCTGGGAACGTGCCAAGCCTCGAGAAGACTTTGATCTAGAAGCACCCAAAGTCACTGCTGATGTGCAAAGTGCAAAATTAAAACAATTGCTGGGGCAAATTAAACAATCGTAATATACATTGTTAATTGTGTCAATGGTTTGTCTAAAACTAATAACCGATAAATAAATCAAAGGCCACTGATAGTAATGCAAAAACGCACCCGTAGTTTGTTAGAAGAATTAGACTCAATGTATGTTGAGCGTGAGCGCCATCTAGTGATAGAAAGCCGTGCAAGCAACGTAATAGCCAGTGCTATCAATCTGCTGGAACAAATTGACGCCACTTTTCCGCCTGAACAAGCAGAAAATCTAACTCGTAAATTGCTCAATGCTATTCGCACTAGAGATGCTGGCCGTTTTGAAAGAACAGTGAGACGTACCCATGCAGATTCATGAACTAACCAAACGACAACTCAACGAAGTCAACATAGCAGGCCCTGGCGGTCTGGTGAACCGAGCGCAAACTGCATATCAAGCCGCAAAACAACCGGGTGCATTGGGCAGTCTAGTTAAATCTCAGCAGGCTGCACCTCCGGGTTCTAATCTATGGCAACGTGCAAAAACAGCCCTGGCATCCAATCCGCTGACCAGTTCATCGGCCCTGGCTCGCAGCCAATTTTCACAGGCACAATATGCCCAACGTACTGCGGCACAAGGAACACAAGTTGCAAAAAATCTTCAGAACAATTGGTTACAGTGGGAACAGTATTTGGCACAGACTTCGGGCATTCCCGCATTACCTCCTGCGCAGTATCGACAAACACTAGAAGATTGGTTTAAAAAGAAGGCCGTACCTGACACATATGATGCTGAGGATTTTTTAGACCCGACTGAAAACACTTTGGCCAATGCAATCAAACAAACATTAGATCTAATAGCCGACGCCGCAGAAAAAAGCGATGCCACGGCCATGGAGAGAGAGTTTAAAGAATTGACAACGCTAATTCAACAATCAGCACAAGGTTTAACCAGCAAAGATGAGCAAGCAAAGTTAGCGGCTAGAGCACAATACAAACAAGCACAGCGCCAGGCGCAAGCCACTGGTGCCGCACAGCCACAAACCCAACAGCCACAAACCCAACAGCCACAGCAACAGGCACCCGTGGTAACGCCTGCTACGATAACACAAACTCTACAACAGTTTGGACTCAAACCCGGAACAAACTTGCAAAATTTTATACCACAAATGGTAGGTGCTGCCACAGTAGGATCAACAGGCAATGCCAACGCTGATAATCTACTCAAAGCCTTGGGATTACAAGTACAATGAACTTATTTGAAGGTGGCAACGTATTTAAAGATGCTGACGGCAAACCACTCACACAACGCATCAATCAGACTGATGTGCCCAGTACAGTAACATGGCTGGAACAACTCACAGGTCTAGAGTTTCCACGTGAACGTTGGTTGGGATCAACAGGCAAAGCACCCACATCAGGTGACTTGGATCTAGCAGTTGATGCCAGTAAAATCTCCAAAGAACAACTGGCCGCCAAGTTAGAAGCCTGGGCTCGTAGTCACGGTGAGGATCCTAGGAACTGGGTCAAGAAGTCGGGCGAAGTACACCTGCGTACTCCCATCACCGGCAGACCTGAACTTGGCTACGTACAAACAGACTTTATGTTTTTCCCCGACCTGGATTGGGGTACATTCTACTATAATCAAACATTCCCAAGTGCCTACAAAGGCATGCATCGTGCTGTGCTAATGAGTAGCATAGCCAAACAACTGGGTCTCAAGATAGGTGCTAATGGCATGTTCAGTCGTGCCACTAACAAATTGGTTAGTCAAGATCCTGACTACGTTGCCAAAGCCATACTAGGACCCAAAGCCACTCGAGAAGATCTGGGCAATGTAGAAAGCATTTATGCATTCCTGGCACGTGACAAAGACCGTGATGCCAAACTCCGAGACTTCCGTGATCAATTGGCACGTGACGGACTCAAAGAACCCACACAATTGGAAGAAAGCGGCGACGTTTACTTCTTGGCACGCCTACGTGATCGCATTGTGAACCAAGGCATGTATGCCTTGGTAGAGGCAGCCGCACCTCCAGCCGCTGCCGCACCTGTGGGTGGCAAAGCCAAGGGCATTGAGCACCTGGAAGATTACATATTTAGAAATGGCACAGCCGGTGTCAAGACAGCCCTGGCCATTGTGGACAACTTCAAGGAAGATCCCAAGACTGCAAGCGTCAAATGGGACGGCAAGCCTGCTGTGGTATTTGGTCGCAAGCCCAGCACAGGCGAATTTGTACTGACAGATGGATCAGGATTTGAGGCTGTGGGCTATGATGGCTTGTTTACCAGTCCCCAGGCCATTGAGGCCAACATGGCACAACGTGATGCCAGTGCCGCTGCCAAGGGCAACGTGGCCAACAGAGTTGAAACACTGTTACCAGTGTATCAAGGCATTTGGCCCTATCTTGAAGCCGCAACCCCTGAAAACTTCCGTGGTTATGTCAAGGGCGACTTGTTGTATACTACCACACCTCCTGTGGTAGCAGGCAATGTAGAATTCAAACCCAACACAGTGGAATATCGTATTCCTGTAAAAAGCAAACTAGGCACAGCAATTGCCGACAGTGACGTTGGTGTGGCAGTACACACCATGTATGCGGATGCTGGTGCTGCCAAACAACCTCTCAGCAGAGTCAAATTTAACCCTGTGCCGGGCCTGTTGTTGATTGAACCCATCTATGCTCGACCTGTGGAAATAGAAAATCCCTACGTAAAGAAAATCAAGAGTCTATTACGAACAATGGGTCCTGCAATTGACACATTGTTCAACCCTGCAGAACTACGTGCTGCCAAGATCACTGATTTGGCCAAATTATGCGTAGATTATATCAACAAACGTATCAATCCCGAATACCCTGCCTACACCGGAGACTTCTCAGACTTAGTGCCGGGCTTCATGAACTACTTGAAATCCACACAAACTCCGCAAAAGTTTCGCAACATTACAGAATACCTGCGTAGTCCTACTTCAAACGAGGGCGCACTGGCCGGTGCCTTTGTGTTGTTTGAATTGTTACACGATCTCAAACTGGACTTGCTGGGTAAACTGGATGCACAAGTTCCTGGCAACGAGGGATGGGTGTTTGCAACGCCAGCAGGCTATGGTAAAGCAGTAAATCGTTTTGATTTTACAGCCAGAAACCGCCAAAGAAACAACCCCACAACCACCTAAGATTTTGCCAATTTCATAAATAAGAGTAGGGCGAGAGCCTACTTATTAGGAGATTTTAAAATGGCAGTATTTACAAAAACAAACGGTACCACCCAACCAGTATTCCACATGGACACTGGCAATGCGCAAATTGTTGGAACATCCAACATTGCGGCAACGGGTTCGGTCAACTTTCAAGGACCAAAACTAGACTTTTTCTCAGTGGTGGCCAATGGTAGTTTGACAACATCTGGTAATGTTAACGGTTACATCAACAACATTTTGCAAGCAATTCAGCAAAAAGGTACAGTTGCTATATATCAAGTTAGCCCAGCGGCACCCACAGTGTTGAACTTGGCTATCTATCCAACTGATGTTTATACAGCCACAACATTGTTGGCTATTGCTAACACAAGTGCTACAGTTGCTTCTGGTGGTCAAAACCTCCAGTTGAACAGTGCCGCAGGTAATGCTGTGTTCACAACTAGCCCTAACGTTAACCCCTAATCTACTAAGTAGAAAATCAAAGC